ACAGTTAAAATAAAATTTGCAACACCATCAGATGCAAGAGCAACTGTTGCAAAAGTAAAACGTGTTAACAAACCGTTTGCACGTAAAATACAAATACTAACAGTTATGGAACAACGGGCTAAAGTTATGGGTAAAAGTCAAGTTGCTTCTATTGCTAAGAAAGGAAAAGATGCAATTAGAAAACGTAATAAATCGACTGCTTAAATTTTTAAGAAATAGATTAGATAATTTATCTATATCAGTCACATCAGGAGGTGTTGACAACATGGAAAATTATAAGTATATAATAGGACAGATAAACGCCCATGAGGCAACACTACAGGAACTCTCTAACCTGCTAGAAGATAAGGAGCAAAATGAAAAAGGAACAGTCATCGATATTAACACCAAAAAATAAACTTGTTGGTGTAGAACCTACAAAAGAAGAACCAAAATTACCAAAGCCAACAGGCTGGAGACTTTTAGTTTTACCTTTCAAGATGAAAGAAAAAACTAAAGGTGGATTAGTATTGGCTGAAACAACTTTAGAAAAGCAACAAGTTGCATCTCAAGTTGGTTTAGTTATGGCCATGGGTCCGCAATGTTATAAGGATAAGGAGAGGTATCCTGAAGGTCCATGGTGCAAGGAGAAAGATTGGATTATGTTCGCAAGATATGCGGGTAGTCGAATCAAGATAGATGGTGGGGAAATGCGTCTGCTAAACGACGATGAAGTGTTAGCAACAATTGATAGTCCAGAGGACATCTTGCATGAGTTCTAAACATAGGAAGGAGTAAACTATGCCAGACGAAGATAAAAAAATGGTACCCATCGATACATCGGGACCAGAAGTAGATATAAATCTACCTGAAGAAAAACAAGAAGAGACTGGTGGTATCGCAGATATCCAGGTTGAAGAAATAAAAGAAACAGAAACAACAGATAAAGAAACAGATAAAACATTTGAAAATGAAAGAGAAACAAAGTTAGAAGAAGGTGGTGAGGTAGAAAAAAAAGAGGATAAAAAAGAAGACGACAAACTTGAGGATTACAGTAAAGGAGTTCAATCTCGAATCGCTAAACTTACTCGTAAAATGCGAGAAGCAGAGAGAAGAGAAAAAGCTGCTATTGAATATGCAAAAGCTGTCGAAGAAAAAAGAAAAACTACTGAAACAAAATTTTCAAAAGTAAATGATGATTATGTTAAGCAGTTTGAAAATAGAGTCAAAGATGGTTTAGATTCTGCGCAAAAGTCATTAGCATTAGCAATAGAAAATTCTGATGCTGCTGCTCAAATAGAGGCACAGAAAAAAATCGCTGCTTTATCAATTGATGAGGCTAGACTTAACGCTTTAAAAGAGCAACAATCAACAACAAAAGAAGTGTCTGCGCCAAAATTATCTGACGCAAACACTCTTCCAGAAAGCACACCTCAAAACTTACCTACACCAGATCCTAAAGCGGAAGATTGGGCTGGTAGAAATACATGGTTTGGTAAAGATAGAGCCATGACTTTTACAGCCTTTGAAATTCACAAAGATTTAGTTGAAAGGGAGGGTTTTGACCCACAAACTGACGAATATTATGAGGAAGTTGATAAGAGAATAAAACTTGAATTTCCACATAAATTTGATACAAAGGAAACACAAACGTCAAAACCGACGCAAAATGTTGCTTCTGTCAAACGATCAGCTGTAAGACAAGGAAAGCAAACTGTGAGACTCACTTCCTCTCAGGTAGCAATAGCTAAAAAACTTGGAGTGCCACTCGAAGAGTACGCAAAACAAATTAAACTCACGGAAGGAGCGTAATATGGAAAAAGATAATATAAAAACTTCTCGTGCGAGCCAAGACAGGTCCAAAACTGAAAGACCAAAAGTCTGGGTTCCACCATCTTCTCTAGATGCACCCCCTGCACCTGATGGATTCAGGTATAGATGGATAAGAGCAGAAAGCGTTGGCTTTCAAGATACGAAAAATATATCTGGACGTTTAAGAGAAGGATATGAATTAGTTCGTGCCGAAGAAGTCGAAAATGCATCTGATTATCCAGTCGTTGATGACGGCAAATACAAAGGGGTGATTGGGGTCGGTGGCCTTCTACTTGCAAAGGTACCTGAAGAGATTGCGAAACAACGTCAACAGTATATGACCGATAGGCATAAACAAAGAGACGAAGCAGTATCAAACGATCTTATGAAGGAGCAGGATAGTAGAATGCCGATCAATGTTGAAAGGCAATCTCGTGTGACCTTCGGTGGTACGAAAAAGTAATTTTTTCAATCACTGAATTTATATAAACCGTACTGGAAGCCCTTCGGGGCAGGTACATAAGGAGAAACAACTATGGCAAATAGAAACACACAAGGTTTTGGACTAATGCCTGCAGGAACGCTTGGATCAACTCCAGCGACTTCTGGTCAGGGTAAGTACAAAATCGATGCGGGTTCGACGACTACTTTATACAACGGTGGATGCGTTGCTTCTAGTGCTGGATATATTGTGGATGGTCAGACAACTGACGCACCTGTTTTGGGTGTCCTTAATGGAATATTCTATAACGACGCGACTACTTTAAAGCCGACGTTTGCGAATTTCTATAAGCAACCGATAACACCAGCGAACTCAGAAGACATCGACGCTTTTGTATTCGACAACCCTCAACAACAATACGTAGTAGCAACAGATGATTCTGTGGCACAATCTGGATATTTAGAAACGTATGACATGAATACTTCTGCTGGTAGTGATACTACTGGTAAGTCTTCTGCTACACTAGATATCGGAGATACAAGTGCTGATGCAGCATCATGGAGATTGCTTCGATCTGCTGAAGATTCTGAAAACGATGAAAATGCGGCTTTCAGATCTGTAGTAGTAGTTGCTAATCTAATTGAGCTACAATCTTAAGCTAGAATAGGAGAATAAAAAATGGCTATATCACGATCACAACTAGTTAAAGAACTAGAGCCAGGCTTGAATGCACTATTCGGCTTGGAATATAAAAGGTATGAAAATCAGCATGCTGAAATTTATACTACAGAATCATCTGACAGAGCTTTTGAAGAAGAAGTAATGTTAAGTGGTTTTGCAAACGCACAAGTAAAAGGTGAAGGTTCAGGAGTTTCATTCGATGAAGCACAAGAAACTTTCACTGCGAGATACACTCACGAGACTGTAGCTTTAGCATTTGCTATCACAGAAGAAGCTATCGAAGATAACCTCTACGATAGATTAGCTTCTAGATATACAAAAGCTTTAGCAAGATCTATGAGTAATGCTAAACAAGTAAAAGCTGTTGAATTATTAATCAACGGTTTACCATCTACTGCGACTTTCAAGTCTGGAGATGGTGTTGCTTTATTTAGTACATCTCACCCAACGATAGCTGGTACTTTCAAAAATACTCTATCTACTCAAGCTGACCTTAACGAAACGTCATTAGAGCAGTCAATGATTGACATCTCTAAAATGACTGACGAGAGAGGTTTGAGAATTGCAGCTAGAGGACTAAAAATGATAGTTCCTTCAGAAAATCAGTTCACAGCTGAGAGATTATTAAAATCTCAAGGTAGAACGTCTACAGCTGATAATGATATCAATGCAATCGTTTCAATGGGAATGGTTCCTCAAGGATACAGAGTGAACAATTACCTAACTGACTCTGATTCATTCTACATCATTACAGACGTGCCTAATGGCATGAAGATGTTCAACAGAGCTCCATTGACAACTGCAATGGAAGGTGACTTTGATACTGGAAACGTTAGATACAAAGCTAGAGAAAGATACTCATTTGGAGTATCAGACCCTAGAGGTATCTTCGGCGTTGAAGGTGCGTAATCAATAAAATTTATGAGGCGGCCTTAAAACCGCCTCATTTACAAAATAAACGGTGAGATTCATGAAAAATTTTTTAGTAAATATTTGGGCTTATAATCATTATACAAAATTTAAAGTATTATCTGAAGATAATGCAGAATCATTAGAAAATGCAATCCTTGACAAACTTGGAGAAAAGAGTATAAAGTGGGAAGATCTTGGAATATCTTATGATGACAAGATTAATAGAATAACCTATGAGGAGGTTATAGATGATACAAGACCTATACAAACAAAAAAGGTCCTTGGAGTTGAAGTGGGAACAAGAGCATCTGTCTAATGGTAGATACACTCTTGACATGGTCAGAATTGATGACAAAATTAAAGGTGTCATCACAAAGATCAAGCTAGAAGAAGCAGCTATCGCCCACAAGCAAAACACTATTGAAGGTGCAGCTCCACAAGTTTCAGTAGCTACTTAATAAAAAGCTACATCGTTGGAAAAAATCCACTCCACATTACAGGCTCTCTTGCACTCTATTAAAAACTAGTATATAAAATATTTACTATACATATATTAGAATACTGACGCGTATAGTCGACGGCCTAGAGACAGTATTCGGAAAACTAGGAGGATAATACTATGGCAACAACTACATTTTCGGGACCAGTAAAATCTTTAACAGGATTTATCACTGCAGGACCGAACGCGGTTGTAAACATCACATCAGAAACTACTTTAACTTTTGCTGCACACGCAGGTAAAGTTATCAAAGTAAATGATGCGGATGGTGCAATCACACTTCCAACAATCAAAGCAGATAGCAACGGTGCTACAGCTGGAGACAATGACCCTAATGCAAATAATCAATTAGGTGCTGTTTACAAATTTTTTGTAGGCACAGATTGTACAGATTGTGATATTAAAACAGATGGAACTGACAAATTTGTTGGTCACGCAACTGTTGTTAATGTTGCAGACGGTACAAATAATACATTTGCACCAGGAGCATCAAACGATGTTATCAGCATGAACGGTGGAACTACAGGTGGAGATAAAGGTAGTACAATTACTATTACTGCACTTGAAGACAATGTATATTTAGTAGAAGCAGTGTTGATCGGTACAGGTACTGAAGCAACACCTTTTGCAGATAGTTAATAATTAATTAATGTGGGGCTTCGGCCCCACATTTAATTTTAAGGAGAAAAAATATGGCAACATCAGACCAACAGTTTTCATGTAGAACTTCTGACGGTAGATTTGGTAGAGCAACAAACGCCAGTGATAATTTCATTGGGCCAGCTAGAATAACTTATATTCAAGCTGAAGGAGTTGCTAACAGTAATATCAAAATCTATGATGGAACAAGTGATTCTGGAACTTTAGTATATGAAGCAAATTGTGGAACAGAAGGCATAGACGTTTATGTGCCAGGTAGCGGCATTAGATGTAGAACTGGAGTATATCTAGATTTAACTAATACTACTTCTGTCACAATTGGTTATACTGGCTAGGAGTTTAAATGGCTAATACTACTTCGGGAACTACAACGTTCGACAAAACTTTTGCTATTGAAGAAATAATAGAAGATGCTTTTGAACGTATTGGATTAACTAACGTTGCAGGTTATCAACTTAAATCTGCTAGAAGATCTCTTAATATTTTATTTCAAGAATGGGGTAATAGAGGTATTCATTATTGGGAAATAGGTTCAACAAATTTAGATCTTATAGAGGGTCAGGCAGATTATGATTTTTTTAGATCAAGTGGTGATGGAACTTCAGCAACAACTACAGATCCAGCTAGCGTGTTTGGAATATCAGACGTACTTGAGGCACAATTAAGAAATAATAGAACTCAAACTACACAATCTGACAGTCCGATGACAAAAGTAGACAGATCTACTTATGCTGGATTCTCAAATAAATTATCACAAGGAACACCTAATCAATATTGGGTAGAAAGATTTATTGATAAAGTGACAATACATATTTATCCAACACCAGATTCAACAAATGCATCTAAAGATATGCATTTCTTTTTTGTAAAAAGAATTCAAGATGTTGGAGATTATACTAATGCAACAGATGTGCCATTTAGATTTGTGCCTTGTATGACATCAGGACTCGCTTTTTACCTTGCACAAAAATATGCACCTGAAAGATTACAAGCAATGAAATTATTTTATGAGGATGAATTAGCAAGAGCTCTTGCAGAAGATGGATCAGCTTCAAGCACTTATATCACACCAAAAGTTTATTACCCGGGAGCATAATGGCAAAGTACGCAACAGGTAAACACGCAAAAGCAATATCAGATAGATCTGGTTTAGAATTTCCATATCGTGAAATGGTTAGAGAATGGAATGGTTCTTTTGTTCACGTATCAGAATTTGAACCAAAACAACCACAACTACAACCTAGACCATCAGGAGCAGATGCAATATCTTTAAGACACGTAAGACCTGATAGAATAGAACCTGCCACAACTGTTAGAATACCTGAAGATGGTTTTGAAACTTATGAAGCAGGTTCAAGAATTATAAATGTTTTTTCACCGGGTCATGGTTTGGTTAGTGGAACGACATATAGATTTAGAGGTCCACCAACTACTTCTGCAGGTGGAAATACTTTTCAATACTCTAATCCTGAAAGTTTTGATGGTATCACAGGGACTAATATCGCAAAATCAGCAGGTTATGCAATAACGACTGGATTATACAAAGATGATGCAGCAGTCACAACAGACTATGCAACATCAAATTATTTTCATTTTACAGTTGATACAGATACTGCTACAACTGGTAATATAAAAGGAGGAGGATACGGTTGTTCTGTTGGACCCGTGACTATAGAAGCATGATTAAACATTTTTTAAATTGGATAAAAGGTTTATTTACACCTAAATTAAAATTAAAAGAAGAGATCACAAAAGGTTTTTGTGAAGAGCATAATAAATATAAACATCGTTGTCCTAGATGTAGAGAACTAGCAGGAGTAGTATAATGGCTGGGTTAAGTGCATCAGGATTAAAAACACAAATTAGAAGTTATACTGAAACAGATTCTAATGTCTTATCAGATTCTGTTTTAGAAAATATAATATTAAATGCACAATATAGAATTTTTAGAGACGTACCAATTGATGCTGATAGAAAACAACAAATAGGTAATCTAGTCACTGGTCAAGAGTCTATAAATGCTCCAGCAGGAGCAGTTTTTATTAGAGGTATACAGGTTTATGATTCAACATCAGCTACAACGGGTGCTAATGTTTGGTTAGAAAAGAAGGACGTCACTTACCTTCAGGAGTATATCTCATCAACAGAGTCAGCAAAGAGAGGACAACCAAAATATTATGCTATGTTTGGAGGGGCTACAGGAGAGTCTGACACCACATCTGGAAGAATGATATTTGCTCCAGTTCCTGATACAACCTATAAATTTAGAGTGCATTATAATGCAGCTCCTGCTTTACTAGAAAATAACGATACTAATTACATTAGTCTTAATTTTCCAAATGGTCTACTATATTGCTGTTTATCAGAGGCATATGGATTTTTAAAAGGTCCGATAGATATGTTGACACTATATGAAAATAAGTATAAACAAGAAGTACAGAAGTTCGCTATAGAACAAACTGGAAGAAGAAGACGAGACGATTACACTGACGGAACAGTTAGGTTTAAAATTGAATCGCCTTCACCGTAATAGGAGATAAGTTATGGCAATATCATCGGCAATTTGTACAAGTTTCAAACAAGAAATTTTGGTGGGTACACACAATTTTACTGCATCTAGTGGTAATACTTTTAAAATAGCTTTATACACAAGTGATGCATCCTTAGGTGCAAGCACAACTGCTTACTCAACTTCAAATGAAATTTCAAATACATCTGGATCTGCATACAGTGCAGGTGGTGCAACTCTTACAAGCGTGACTCCAACAACTTCTGGAACAACTGCAATATGTGATTTTGCGGATGTTAGTTTTACTTCTGCAACTTTTACAGCTAATGGTGCATTAATTTATAATGATACACAATCCGACAAAGCTGTTGCTGTAATAGCTTTTGGCGGTGACAAAACTGTGACAAGTGGAACTTTCACAATTCAATTTCCAACAGCAGATGCCTCTAACGCAATAATTAGAATAGCGTAAGGAGTAGCAACGGATGTCCGTTGATAGAACATACACAGTCACGGTTGTTGGCGGCAACCCATCAGATCATCCATATTACAATCAAGGATCATCAAATAAATACGGAATAGACGGATCAACTGCTACGGCAGATGTGACTTTAACTTTAGTTGAAAGTGGAACTTTTCGCTTTGATCAATCAGATAGTTCTAATTCTGGACACCCTTTAAGATTTTCTACAACACCTAATGGCACACATTCTGGAGGTAGTGAATATACAACCGGTGTCACAACTAATGGAACTCCAGGTTCTTCTGGAGCATACACTCAAATAGAAGTTGCTGATGATGCACCAACTTTATATTATTATTGTACCAATCACTCTAAAATGGGTTGGACAGCAAATACTGTTAATGAAGATGTATGGGGTGCAGGAAATTGGAGTGCTAATCGTTGGGGTATAAGTTCTGAAATTACAAGTGGTTGGGGTGCAAAAGCATGGGACTCTTCAGGATCTTGGGGAGACATGGGTGATGAAACAGTTAGTCCAACAGGTTTATCTACAACTTCATCCATAGGATCTGTCACTATAACCACTGAAATAAATTCAGGATGGGGTAGATCTACTTGGGATGCTGACGCTTGGGGTATTCAGGGAGATATATTATTAACAGGACAAGAAGCTACGGCAAGTGTTGGATCAATAAGTCCTGCAGATGTAATGGGATTAACAGGTATATCCGCAACAATTAGTATTGGTTCACCTGTAATAATAGGAGACGTGACTCAATCACTGACTGGTATTTCTGCAACTACTAGTGTTGGATCTATAAGTCTTGATCAACAAACAGTGGGATTAGGAGGTCAAGCAATAACTTCTAGTGTTGGAACAATATCTCCTGCTGATGTTATAGGACTTACAGGTATTTCTTCAACCATTTCACTTGGAACGGTTGGAACAACTAACAGTCCTGTTATAGATATAACTTCTCCTGGTGCCATGACTTCATCTATAGGTTCTATTGCTCCTGCTGATGTAATGGGTTTAACAGGTATATCCGCAACCACTGCAGTAGGTTCTATTACTCCTGCTGATGTAATGGGTTTAACAGGTATATCCGCAACAATTTCTGTAGCTGAATTTGGTACTTCTTCAGGGTTTGGAATTCAAGCTTATTCAAGCGTTGACACTGGTTCAAATTCATCGTATACAAATGTTGCAACTGGATCAAATACAAGTTATACTGACGCTGCATAGGAGATAAAATATGGCATCAACATACACCCCATTAGGGATAGAACTTCAGGCAACTGGTGAAAATGCTGGTACATGGGGTACAAAAACAAATACTAATTTACAAATTATTGAACAAATTTCAGGTGGTTATTCCGCACAATCAATAGCAGGTGGTGCACAAACTACAGCTTTATCTGTTTCTGATGGATCAACAGGAGCTGTGATGTCTCACAGAATGATTGAATTTACTGGAACTATCACAGGAAATCAAATAGTCACTATTCCTTTAGATGCACAAAACTTTTATTTTTTAAGAAATTCAACATCAGGTGCTTACACAGTTCAATTTAAATATACTTCTGGATCAGGAGATACTTTTACTTTTGGAACAACTGACAAGGGTGATCAACTGGTATTTGCTACAGGAAACGATGGAACTAACCCAGATATCTATACTTTAGGATTTGGTGATGGTGATGTGACACTTACAGGAACTCAAACTTTAACAAATAAAACTTTAACTTCACCTAAAATTGGAACTTCTATTTTAGACACTAACGGAAATCAACTTGCTTTACTTACAGCTACAGGATCTGCAGTAAATGAATTTACAATAGCAAACGCAGCTACAGGCGGTGATCCAACATTATCAGCAACTGGTGATGATTCAAATATTGACATAGCTATTAAACCAAAAGGAACTGGAGAAACTGTTGTTGGTACAGGAGGAGCAACTGCAACTATAACTTCTAGCGGTGCTTACGATCTAGTTTTAGACACAAATTCAGGAACAAACTCTGGAACAATTACAATTACAGATGCAGCTAATGGAGATATAACTATAGCTCCTAATGGAACTGGAGTTGCTAAAGCAGTAGATGCTGGAGACAACACAGGTGCTATTAAAATCGCAGGTAAAGAAACTATTTGGGTTCCAGCAGTCGCTATGTATCCAAACACTACAAGTGGATGTGCAGATCTAGCTCAAGTTGAATTATCAAATGGTCCTGAAATTAAAACTTTAGATTTTGATAAAGATTCAGATGAATTTGCACAATTCGCTGTTGCTTTTCCAAAATCATGGAACGAGAGCACAATAACTTTTCAAGCATTTTTTACAGCAGACTCAACAAACACAGGGACTGTTTCATGGGGATTATCTGGTGTTGCGATTGCAGACAATGATAGTGTTAATACAGCTTTTGGTACACAAGTTGCACCAACAGCAAAAGCTCATAGTGGAACAGCAAACGATTTAGATGTCACAGCAGAGAGTGGTGCCGTGACGATAGCGGGTTCACCTAGCACAGATGAACAGGTATTTTTTCAAATATCAAGAGACGTGTCAGAAGATAGTTTAACAGCTGATGCAAAACTATTGGGTATCAAACTATTCTTTACTACTGACGCTGCTAACGACGCATAATAGGAATAGAATATGAAAAAAGTAGACTCTAAACTTACATCAGGTAAGAACACAAAAACCATACAAAATAGAAAAGGTAAAAGTTTTGGTTATCAGGTTCTTGGTTTCGGATCTGGTGGAGCTGCAGTTAAATTTGTAGAAGCATCAGGAGGAACAGTCACAACCAACGGAAATTTTAAAGTACACACTTTTACAGGTAATGGTACTTTTACAGTAAGTGATCCAGGAAATGCTGCAGGATCAAATTCAGTACAATATTTAGTAGTGGCCGGTGGTGGCGGTGGAGGTGATTATCAAGGCGGAGGCGCTGGTGCAGGAGGTCTTAGAACTAATTTTCCATCTCCAGCTACAGGAGGAACTGCTGTCACTGCACAAGATTATCCAATTTCAATTGGTGGTGGCGGTGGTGGAGCAAACTTTCCAAGTTCAAGAGGTCCAAGTGGATCAACATCATCAGGTTTAGGTATAAGCAGTAGTGGTGGCGGTGGTGGCGGAGGATATAGTAATCCATTAAAAGAAGGTAATCCTGGAGGATCTGGTGGTGGTGGAGGTAGAAAAGAACCAGGTGGTCCAGGGGCTTCTGGAGCTGGTAATGCTGGTGGATACTCGCCTCCTGAAGGAAACAATGGTGGTGGAGCTAATTATTCAAATAACCATGCTAGAGGTGCAGGTGGTGGCGGTGGCGCTGGAGCTGTTGGAGTTGCAGCAAGTCCTGGAGACAATCCTGGAGGTGCAGGAGGTGCAGGAAGTCAGGTTAACATAGATGGTAATAATTATTATTGGGCCGGTGGTGGCGGTGGTTCTTGTACTTATCCAGGTGGACCAAATAGAAGAGGAGGAAATGGCGGCATAGGTGGTGGCGGCGGTGGTGGAGCAAGAAGTTCAGCAAATCCACCTGATTCAACAGGTGGTGGATCAGCTATAAATTCAGGTGGTAATGGAACAGGAAGTTCATCAAGTGGTGCTGGTGGACAAGGTGGCGCAAATACAGGTGGTGGCGGAGGTGGTTCTTCTCATACTCCTGGCAACGCTGGTAGTGGAGGAAGTGGTATAGTAGTTATAACTTATAAATTTCAATAATATGGCACATTTTGCAAAAATAGATTCTGACAATAAAGTATTATCAATCATGAGAGTTAATGATGATGATATGAAAAATTCAGATGGAGTAGAACAAGAATCGATTGGGCAACAACATTTAGAAACAAATGCTAATTGGCCTGCTAATCAATGGATTCAAACCTCTTACAATACCTTTGAAAATTCTCATAAATTAGGTGGAACACCTTTTAGAGGAAACTATGCAGTAGTGGGTGGATCATGGGATTCGGATAATCAAATATTTTGGAATGAAAAACCCCATGACTCTTGGATAAAAAATACATCTGAAGCAAGATGGCAATCTCCAGTTGGAGATCCTTCTCCTTTAACATCAGAACAACAATCGCAAAACGATGCTGGCACTCATTTTTGGGAGTATAGCTGGAATGAATCAAATCAAATTTGGGATTTGACAAATACTAAACCATAATTATTTGACACACAAATAACAAAGATATATACTTTCTATAGGTATGTTAAGAAAGAAAATACATTTTTTATGTAGTCTACCTCGTTCAGGTAATACTGTTTTTGGTGCTTTATTAAACAGCACTAATAAAATGTTAGTCACTCCTAATAGTTTAACTCCAGAGATTGTGTATCAATTACATTTATTAAAAAAAAATGATCTTTTTATAAATTTTCCTAATTATAAATCTTTAGATTATTTAATATCTGAAGCATTACAATTATATTATCGTGATTGGAATAAGGAAATTATTTTAGATAGAGGACCATGGGGTATTAGAGATAATCTTTTTTTAACTAAAAAAATAAATAAAAATTGTAAGTATATTATTTTATACAGGCCCTTTTTAGAATGCCTTGCATCTATGGTTAGAATAAGTAAACCAGATAATGTAGAAGAGTATTGTAATTTCTTAATGCAAGATAATGAGATTTTTGGTAAGAATTTAAAATCTATTATTAATCTAGTTGATAGTAAAAATAAGTTTAAAATTGTTTATTATAAAAAATTAATCTTAAACCCTATTAAAGAATTAAATTCTGTTTTTAAATATTTAAATATTAAATCTAATATTAAAAAAATAAAGTTAAAAGATTTTAGTATAAACAATATAAAATATGATGATTCTTATCTAGGTGTAGACATGCATAAGATAGATCTTGATATTAAATCAACTAAAGAATATAGTAAAATAGATATAGAAAATTGTTTATCTAAAAAAATTGTAAATAAATATAAAGAAATAGATAGCTTACTACAGGAGAAAATATATGGAAAAAGAGATACTATCTCAAATTAATTTATATTATGGGCAGGTTAAAATGCCAAAAGGATTTGAAATAGATTTAAAATCTTTGTCTGATAATATATTACAAAACGGGATTAAAAATTTATTTTATAATATTTTAAAATCAGAGTATAAATATCCATCTAATAATGTTCTACAGTCTAGTTTTAAAAAAACTGAATTTTTATTTTCTAAAGCTTGGGATATGTTGTGCACTTATATTATGGAGTATATGCATGTAGACAATAAATTGATTGTAGAAAAAAGAGATACTTGGGGTGATATGTATGCTCCTGATGAAAAAAGTGAAATACTACATGATATTAAAAATCATTCTAACTATGTTTTATTATATGGGGTTAAAGTAGATAATTGTCTTGTAAAATTATTTTTTAAAGATAGTGAAGATAAAGAAAGAATATGGAACATACCTTTAATTAATAATAAATTTATTATGTTTCCTTCTAATGTTAAATATCAAATAATAAATAATCAAACAAATAACTTTAATATCATTCAAACAATAACCTATGATTCTATCTAATTATTATTGGTATTTTAAATCTGCATTAACACCTAAATTCTGTGATGATGTTATAGCTTATGCAAATTCAAAAAAAGAAGTCATGGCTAGAACAGGTAATTATGGTCATAAAAAATTAAAGAAGCAAGAAGTTAAAGATTTAAAAAGAAAAAGAAATTCAGATTTGGTATGGCTTAACGATGTCTGGATATATAAAGAATTACATCCATATTTGCGTATAGCAAATAAAAATGCTGGTTGGAATTATGATTGGGATTGGTCTGAATCTTGTCAATTTACAAAGTATAAACTAAATCAATATTACGATTGGCATTGCGATAGTTGGCCTAAACCATATGAAGAAGAAGGACCCGAACAAGGTAAGATTAGAAAACTGTCTATGACTTGTCAATTAACAGATGGTTCAGAATACACGGGTGGTGAATTAGAATTTGATTTTAGAAACAACGATCCACCTAAAATATCTAATATACAAAAATGCAAAGAGATTTTACCAAAAGGATCTATTGTTGTATTTCCTAGTTTTGTGTGGCACAGAGTTAAACCCGTGACATCAGGCACAAGATATAGTCTTGTGGTATGGAATTTAGGAAGGCCATTTAAATAATTAATGACTAAAATAAGTAATTACATAAAAAAAGAAGATATTATTTATGATAAAGATATTAATTTTCAAGTGATGATGGAATGGGAAAAACCATATATGAAAAAATTAATTAATAATTTAAAACCTAGAGGTGATGTACTAGAGATTGGTTTTGGATTTGGTTTTTCAGCAGATGAAATACAAAAATATAATATTAAATCACATACAATTATTGAACCAATTCTTTTTAAAGAAGCTAAAAAATGGGCCTCAAAACAAAAACAAAAAGTAATTATAGTAAAAGGTTATTGGCAAGAAGTATTAAAAAAATTAGATACTTTTGATACAATATTTTTTGATGATGCACCCTCTAAAAGGTATAGAGACAAAACTAATACAAGAGTGTATAAATTTATTTATCAAGTTTTAAAAAATCATGTAAATAAAAATACAAAAATGTCTTGGTATTTAGACGAGTCTATTTATTGGTTGTGCCCTCCTCAAACAAACTACAATATAAAATCTTTTAAAATAAAACCCCCTTTGCATTGTAAATACTATCAAGGAGATACAATGTATTTACCTTTGTTAAAATTTAATGAAGGTAAATCAAAAAGTAATTTAATAGAATTAGCTTTAGATGATAATTTAATGCTACAAAAAATATAAAATGAATTATATGAAATATAATGTAATTGATGACTATTTACCTAAAGATAAATTTTTAGAAATAAAAAATCAAATAGTAAATAATGAATACTTTCCTTGGTATTTTAATAACTATAAAAGTGGTAATGATAAAAATAATTTTTTAGATTATCAATTTGTTCATAATTTTTTTAAAGACAATGCAGTTAATTCTCCTTATTTTAATAAATTAGACTGCTTAATTAAAAGATTAAAAATTAAAAAATTGGTTAGAGCAAAAGCTAATTTAAATCCTATTTCTCATAAAATAATTAAATTTGAAAAACACCAAGACCTATATGAAAAAGGTTTTACAAGTGCTATATTTTATTTAAATACTAATAATGGTTATACTAAAATAGAAAATAAAAAAGTACAGTCAATAGAAAATAGAGTAGTTATATTTCCATCTGATGTAAATCATTTTGGAACCAATGCAACTAACCTATCTAATAGAATAGTAATAAATTTTGTTTATGTTTAAAAAAAATAAATACACAATAATAAAAAATGCAATATCAAAAGATCTAGCTATTTTTATAGCAAATTATTTTTTAATTAAAAAACAAGTTTATGATACCTGTCGTAGCACTAGATATATCTCCCCCTTTGAACAGATACTAGGATTTTATGAACCTTCAAAAACTGGACAAGTTCCTGATACCTATGCTCACTATGCGGATATAGCTATGGAAACTTTATTACTTAAGTGTCAACCGGCTATGGAAAAAGCAACAGGATTAAAATTATACCCTGCATATACTTATGCAAGAATATATAAAAAAGGAGATGTTTTAAAAAGACATATTGATAGATTTAGTTGTGAGATATCTACAACTATGAATCTTGGTGGTGATCCATGGCCTATATATCTTGAACCATCAGGGAAAAAAAACAAGAAAGGTATTAAAATAGATTTAAATCCAGGGGACATGTTAGTGTACAGAGGTGAGGATTTAGAACATTGGAGAGAAAAATTTAAAGGCAAAGAATGCATACAGGTTTTTCTACACTATAATAATAGCGAGACACCAGGAGCTAAAGATAATATGTTTGACAAACGTCCACATTTAGGTCTTCCTTCTTATTTTGGACGTGAATAAGATTTTTAGATGGGGGCAGTACACCACCACATACCTACTGCTCCCTTCTAAAAATCTATTGAAATAACCCATAATCTGATATAACACCTGATAGTAGGAAAAACATATGCTTCAAAAAATAGGATTTCAACCAGGTATCAATAAACAAATTTCAGAAACTGGCGCTGAAAGTCAATGGGTTAATTGTGATAATGCTAGATTTCGTTATGGCGTACCTGAAAAAATAGGTGGCTGGAATCAATTAGGTGGTGTTAATCAAAATGAATTGACAGGTGCAGGCAGGGGTCTTCATCATTTTATAAATAGTTTATCTAGAAAATATGCGATTATAGGAACTAATAGAATATTGTATGCTTTTTCTGGAGGTGTTTTTTATGATATACATCCCATACAATCTACAACAACTCTTACAAGCGCATTTACCACGACCAACGGATCACCTACTGTCACAATAACATATTCATCAGCTCATGGTTTAGCACCTGGTGACATACTTTTAATGAGCAGTTTTTCAACAATTACAAATTCAAATTACAGTGCATCAGATTTTGATGACAAAAAGTTTATGGTTGCTACCACTCCTACTAATACTACAGCAACAATAACTATGCCATCTAATGAATCTGGTTCAGGGGCAACTACCTCTGGAGGAATAACAATAGAAAAATATTATACTGTTGGACCAGCAGTTCAAGCAAAAGGTTTTGGTTATGGATTAGGATCTTGGGGTGGAGAAGATAGTTCTGCTATCACAACAACATTAAACGGTGCATTATTAGATGATACTGCAGGGACAGGTGGGTCAGGAACTTCTATCACACTAACAAGCACAACAAACTTTCCTGATTCAGGAACAAACTTTATTCAGGTAGGAACAGAAGAAATATCTTACACAGGTGTTTCTGGAAATGATTTAACAGGTATTACAAGAGCAGTTAGAGGAAGCACACGAGCAGCACATTCTGATGGTGCTACAGTCACAAATTCATCTGATTATGTTGCATGGGGTGAAGCGGCATCTGGAGATTTAGTATTAGAACCTGGTATGTGGTCTATAGATAATTTTGGTGACAAAGCTATCTGTCTAATACATGATGGTCCTGTTTTTTCTTGGGACTCATCTTTATCAAATGCAACATCAACAAGAGCTACAATCATATCTGGTGCACCAACCGCATCAAGACACATGGTCGTATCTACACCAGACAGACACTTAGTATTCTTTGGAACAGAGACAACTATTGGAACACCATCAACACAAGATAATATGTTTATCAGATTCTCGGACCAAGAAGACATAAACACATATGTACCAACAGCAACCAATACAGCTGGCACACAGAGACTGGCCGACGGATCACAGATCATGGGAGCAATAAGAGGTAGAGATGCAATCTATGTTTGGACTGATACAGCTTTATTTACTCAACGTTTTGTAGGTCAACCATTTACTTTTGCGTTTGCACAGGTTGGGACCAACTGTGGACTTGTAGGACAGAATGCATGTGTAGAAGTTGATGGTGCTGCATACTGGATGTCAGAGAATGGTTTCTTTAGATATGCTGGTAGACTAGAATCATTACCATGTTTGGTAGAGGATTTTGTTTACGATGATATAAATCTAGCGTCTGGTAATCAGATGGTATCAGCTGGATTAAATAATTTGTTTGGTGAAGTTATATGGTTCTATCCAAGTGCTTCATCTTCTGTTGTTAATAAACAGGTCACATATAATTATTTTGATTCATCTCCGCAAAGACCTGTTTGGACAATAGGTACACTAGCAAGAACAATGTGGAGAGATTCTGCAGTATTTGGTTTACCGCATGCTTTAGAGTATGATGCTAGCACAGACACATCTTTTGATGTTGTGGGTAATACAGAAGGTAGAACATCATACTATGAACACGAAACAGGGACTGATCAAAATAGAAATGGAACTATAACTGCAATCACAGCTAACATAGAATCAGGAGATTTTGATATTACACAACAAAGATCATTACAAGGTCAAACAACAGGTGTTGCAACATTTAGAGGTGATGGAGAGTTCTTAATGAAGATAAGAAGATTTGTTCCTGACTTTATAAATCAAACAGGAACAACAAGAATAACGCTACAATTAAAAAATTATCCTAATAGCTCACAAGCTAGTTCACCTCTTGGACCATTTGATATAACATCTTCTACAACTAAAATAGATACGAGAGCTAGAGCTAGAGCAATCGCTTTAAAAGTAGAAAACACAGGTGCCTCTCAAACTTGGAGAATAGGAACTTTTAGATTAGATATACAACCGGACGGTAGACGATAATGGATTTTATTTCATTATATAGAGGTGAACCTTTGTTTGGTGAATCTCGTTATTTAAAAGCCTTAAACCAAGGCTTACCTTCACCTGGTTCTAGTTTAAATCTTAGTAAAAAAGATCTTTCAAAATTAGCTGGTCAATATTTTTCTAAAAGTCTAGGCACTGCTAGTACATATGCAGGACCTTTTGGTAAAATAAAATCAATGACTATTCCATCAGATTATTTAGATAAATTTAGTAAGTTTGAAAAATCAGTCGTAAACTTACCTTCTGGTAAATTTACTCAAGCCGGAGCTGGGGGAGGCAGTAATTATTTAGTTCCCAAGTACGCTTTAAAAAATTTTAATCCTTCGGTAAACTACGAAAAAACATTAAAAAATATGATTACAAATAATCCTTTTTCTCAAGGATTAGGGGGATTTATAGATGATGTAAAAATGCTTTATCCAAGTTATATGGGTGAAGGATATACAAAACTTGATAAAGCATTAGCGTTAGGAAGAAATGTTAGTGATATGGGTTTAGGTTTTTTAAAACAAAATGCATTAAGAACATTAGCTATGTTAGGAACTTTACCAGTTCAAGCAGGTATTATGGCTTTAACTCCTACAAGAATGGGTAATGCAGAATTACCACAAATGCCTAAAGCACCACCACGTATAATAAATCCACAAGACAGAATAGATAGAGGTGATTTTGGATCACCAACTCCTACGTCACAAGATGATAGAAGAGGTGGTCAATATGATGAAGGCATGGGTAGTATATCAGCAGGATTTAATCAAGGAGAAAGGGGAGGATCACAAGGAAGATAATATGGCAAAAATAGTACAAGTAATAACTAGACCGGAACAGGAATATAATCTACAAGTAGCTGAAGCTCAAGTTAGAGATCTTGATGCAATTGTAGAAAAATTAAACTCAACATATCAAGAGGAATTGAAAGAGGAGATAGAAGCATTTAACTTATTTATTAACTAATGGCTAATCAATTTAAATTTGCAGGTATAGATAATAGCACGACAGGAAGTGCATTAAGTCCTTTGGGATCAGGCAATCCTCTGGTAAGTGAGACCTATGTTATTAAATCTATACTGGTCACATCAGCTGGCACACCAACAGTGACCGTCACTAATAACAGTATTACAGCTATTAAATCTGCTGCTTTGACAGCAAACGTCACAACTGAATTATTATCCCAACCTTTGGTGGTTGAGGGGGGAGATACTTTTACAGTGCTATCAAGCACAACAGATTCATTTGATGTAGCTGTAAGCTACCTAAACATTAAAAAGGAGATAACGACATAATGCAAGTAATAAAACCAGCAAAAGTAGAAACAACATATAGACACAAAGAAACAGGGGAACTTTTTAAGGAAAGAAAAGACTGGGAATCTAAAGGTTATAAAGAAGAAGACATGGCTCAAGATGTAAATGTTATAATGCCGAGCCTTGATTTATTTGGAAAAACAAAATAGAATAGTACAATGGCCATAACTAGAATGCAACAACCCAGACAATTATACGGACTTGGAAGCTTTGTTAAAAAAGCTACTAATAAAATTACAAGACCTTTTACAAAAGTAGCAAGCAAAATAGTACCAAAAGAGATAGCAGGTATCATGAGAGTAGCTGCACCTTTCTTGCCGCCAGTATATAGACAGGCAGCATACTTACTAGGTACAGCAAAACAGACTGGTAGAATTAGTCCTATAGATTTAGCCTTGACTGCAGCTCCTACCTTTTTTAATAAAACAAATTTAGGTCAAGGTATAGCTGATAGAGTAGGTAATCTAAGAATACCAGGTATAGATAGAAATTTAAGACAAATAATGTTTGGAACACCGAAAGCTACATCTGTTAGACCAACCTCAGTAGGAAGTATAATACCAGGAGATGCAGTAGCCGGTATAGGAGACACAGGAATTGCTACAGAAACTATAGCTAGACTTCCTGCATTTGAAAGAGGAGAAACAGTAGAAGCTACATCTGGTTTGTTTGGTAAGGGTGGTAAAATGTTTCAACTTGGTAAAGATGATGTTGGTATATTTGATACTAAAGTAGGACAAACTTTGTTTGGTAAAGAAAAAGATGGAGAATTTGTACCAAGTTTCACTAAACTAGGATCAATGGGAATATCAGCACTATCATTAATACAGGATGCAAAAACACCAGATGAGGCAGGAACTGCACTAGCAGCAGCCACAGGAGATTCTGATGATTATGAAAGAGGCTATCAATTATTCTCACAACTAACACCAGAATTATTTGAAGTGCCAGAACAATTTAGAGCAGCTAATGGTGGTAGAATAGGATTTAGTGAAGGTGGTGGCAAAGACATGGGTGAAAAAGTTAAAGAAACTTTTCTTTTTGATGATGAATTTTTACCCAAAGATTTCCCACTAGACTTTAAAAAATTTATGAATGAATTTGAATTTGAAAATGAAAGAGGAAGAAGAGAACAACTTTTAGAAATGTTTAAAAAATATATGCAAAGTCAAAGAACTCCAATATTAGAAGCTAAAAATGGTGGTATAATGAGAACTAATTATTCAAGAGGCACAGATGACAAAGGTGTTGTTAATCCTTTTCAACCAAAACCACAAGGACCCGTATTACCAGACGATGATAAACCATTTACACCAAAACCGTTAAAACCAATAAAAATGGCTGAGTCTGGTTTAAAAGATTATATGGAAGAATTTGAAAGAGTGTTTCCTGAAATGATAGAAAAAAGAGGAACTCAAGAATACATGGATATGTTAGAAGAATACTTTAAAGGATTAGCATCTAAAGATAAACAAGGTATTATGATGGCTTCTGCTCCAGATACTATGGATTCATTAAATGACTTATCTCAAATGTTATTTAATAAAAATTTAGATCAACTTACTGACGAAGAATATGATGCTTTACAAGATGCAGCTAGAGATAATCTAGCAGCGGGAGGTAGAGCAAACCTGGCTCTTGGATCAAGGCCCACGGCTGAAGAAAGTGGTCTAGGAGGGCTTCCAATTGAGGCAGATATGAGGTATACAGGAGGCTTCATGCCATACGGCGCAAAAGAAAAAGCCGATGACGTGCCTGCTAGATTAAGCAAAAACGAATTTGTATTTACTGCCGATGCTGTAAGAGCAGCAGGTGGTGGTAGTGTCAACGAAGGTGCTAAAAAAATGTATCAAGCTATGAAACAATTAGAGAAAAAACCTGAAGCGAAAGGAATGATAGCATAATGGCAAACGGAGATGTGACCCAAACAACCATACAACAAGCACCAGATTATTTACAACCTGGTATAGAAAAATTTTTAGAGTTGTCGACAGCGCAAGCTGCACAACCAATGGATACATCTAAATTTGCACCATCCGTAGTAGGATTAAATGCATTACAACAACAAGCACAACAACAGGCAGCATCACAAGCTGGTCTTGGTACACTACAATTTGATCCAACATCAGGAGCAGTGTCTGGCGTTCAGGGTACAGGTGTTGCAGGGTTTCAACCTTTTTTAGATACAGCACAAACTACTTTAGGTGGTGTGTCACCAATGATTACAGCAGCTGCATCGAGAACAGGTCCAACCGCATTTCAAGCGTTTGAATCCCCATATCAATCTGCAGTAAGAGATGCAACTCTTGCACAGTTTGACGAACAAGCACAAATAAGACAACAAGGTATTAGAGATCAAGCAGCTCAATTAGGAGCATTGGGTGCAGGTAGAACAGGTGTTCAACTAGCAGAGTATGATAGAAAATCTGATATGGACAGAGCATTATTACAGGCACAATTAAATCAGGCAGGATTTACACAGGCTAATCAATTAGCTGCACAAGCATTTACACAACAAGGACAGTTAGCAGCATTACAATCAGGACTTGCTAATCAACAACTTGGTTTTGCAACAACACAACCACAGTTAGCAGCTGGTGCAATTGGTATGTCACAAGGTCTAGGACAAGGTGATCTAGCATACAGACAAGCCCTACAGGATGCACAACAAGGTGCAAATAGAATGGAAGCGTTTGAGCCAATTGAAAGACTTGCGAGATTTGGACAAGGGTTAGCAGGAGTGGGTGGTCTGTTAGGCTCAGTGCAAACTCAAACAGGACCAGCAGCGCCAACACCAAGTCCTTTGTCAAATGCTTTAACAGCAGGAATAGGAGCATTTAGTTTAGGTAAACTATTTGGATAGATATGAATTATAAAGTTATGCAAAGACCTATGTTTAAATTAGGGGGCAAAGCTGCCTCGCAGGGCACAGGTATTACATCAGGTTTAGATGAGAAAGTAAACATGGCCATTGGTGGTGGAGTAATCAAAGGAGATAATCTTGGTGCAAGAGAAGGTTTTCAATCACCAGATTATAGTGGAATGTCAATTGAGGATTTAGTAAATCTACAACAAGAAAATTATAATAAATCTATGTCACGTCTTGGAGACATGAGAGACATAGTTAAATTACAAGCTCTTGGCAATATTGCAACTAACGTATTACCAAACATCGAAAGAGGTGGATTAAGTGGTGTTGTAGATTTTTTTCAAGACCCAGCGACAACACAAACAGCTATAGGTGGTCTAACTGGTCTAAAAAAAGTAGATCTTAAAGAAAAAGAATTACAGGGTAAAGGTTTAGATAGATTAATAAGTGGTAAAATAGCTCTTAAAAAATTAGACATAGATGAAAAAAGAGCACTTGTTCAAACAGCAACTCAATTAAAATTAAAAGCTGGAGAGGATTCAAGAGAATTAATAGAAAAATATGGCTCTATCAAAGACATGCCAAATAACATTAAAAAAGAATATTATGATTTAAGAACTATTTTGGGTGATTTAAGTCCTAGTAAAGCAAGACAATTAGCAGTAAATCAAATTGAAAAACAAAATTTAGAAAACGCTGATGGTGCGGGTAGAGTTTATAAAAGAGGAACTGAAGAGTATAATGAAGCAATTAGACTTTTAACAGAACAATATTTAATGGATTTTACTTTTTCTGAAGGTGGTAGAGTTGGAAGACAAATGGGATCACCTATGATGGGTGAGCAACCGATGGCAAACCCTATGGCTGTAGAACAACAAGATGTAGCTATGGAAACTAAAGGTCAAGGCAACGACGCATACGCCATGTTAAGAGCTAGACTACCACAAGAAATACCAGACGATGTTGTAAAATTAATTGCATACAACAAACAAGCTTTTGCAGATTTTGCAAGCATTAAAAACCAAGAAGACGTATCATCATTTAACCAGAAATACGGTGTCTCAATGAACATTGATGTGTCTACCGTGTAAGGAGACCAATGGACGAGAATAAAAGATCACAGATACAACCTTTTCTACAAACAGCTTTAAACAAAGATCCATTAGATAGAAGTTTTTTAGAAAAACTAGCTGTTGGAATTTACAATCCTGAAGGAAGAGAAGATGCAAATAAACCAGCAGCTGTATTAAGCGATGAATACCAAAAGTTTGTATTAGATTTACCAGGAGAGGTACAGGCTGATGTAGAAAGATATCTAAATATATTTAGAAATAACCCACAACCTGTATTAAATTTTTTAGATGAATATCAAAAAGAAGGATTTTCAAATTATTTTGATAGTGTTAAAAATTTTAAAGACATAGCAGATGAAAAAGATCTTGGTAGATTTGCAGATTTTAATTACCTTGGCAAAGGTTCATACGACGCTTTATACAGAAAAGATGAGACGGGTGATAAAGCTAGAAAAAAAGTTATGGACTCTAAACTTACTCAAGCTTTGGCTATTGGTCCAGCCACTGGTATATATACAGGAGTAAGAGGAACAGCAGAATTATTTTCTGCGTTATCAGATTTATATTTAGATACAGAAACATTGGATAATGTTCAAAAAGCATTACCTGAAATGAATCTTGATGATATTTATGGTGAAGATGAAGGCGGTGTTGCAAAATTTACCTCACTACTAACACAATACGGTACAGGTTTTTCAATTGCACAGAAGATAGCAAAAAATTTATTTGGTAAAAAAATAAAAAGAAAACTCGCAGAAAAAGCTGCAGCTATTGCAGCTACTAATAAAGCAGCTAATTACGGGGTTAACCTTGCAAAGTATGGTTATTATTGGGTGTTGCCTGCTTTTGCAGCTGATACTACAGTTTCTGCTACAGGACAAAGATCTGTTGGAGATATATTTGGAGATGAAAGTGGTAATTTTTTAGAGAGAGCTTTAGCTAACACGAAACTTGAAAGTCTAGAAGGTATTACAGATCCAAAAGAATACGCAGCTGCTGTATTAAGAAACAAATTAAAATTTGGTACAGAGGGCACAGCATTTTTAGGTGCTCTTAAATTAATTGGCCCATCTATGAAAATGATGTCTACAGGATCTGGTGTTATACTATCTAATGTAGTTGACCCTGCATTAACTGGAATGACAAAAGTATTGGCTAGTGAAAAAAGTCAGATACCTAGATTATTTAGAACTGTAAGTAAAGCTGCAGATACAGTTCTAACAAAAGCTGGTATACCAAGATCAGATCTTTGGAAATATTCTGAGTATGGTTCTGGAGTTAAAACCACTATATTACGAGCCATAGATCAGTTCACACAAAATTTTAAATCTGGTGGACCATTTAATGTGCAGGCCAGAAACGAACTTAAAAAATTAGATGGGTTAAATCGATCTGCAAAAAAATCTACAGATATATTTATAAAAGATCTAGATAGGCAGATGTATAAATTAGCGGAGGCTGGGTTTAATGATATATTGTTTAACACTAATACGGCTAATCAGGCACTAAGGTACTGGTCTGATGTTTTAGAATTTATGCGTGGAAATGTTAAAATAAATAAATTACCAGAATCTTTACAATCTTCTTCTTTTGCGATTAGAAAATTAATTGATGATTACTCAACAGAACTATCACCAATATTAAAAGGTATGAATGTTAAAGATGATATTATAAAAAATATGGGTAGATATTTACACCAGGGCTATGAGATATTTAAAAATAATAAATACAGAGCTCCAAAAGAAATATACAATAACGCCATAGATTATTTTGTAAAACTACAAAAATCTTTTAATAAAAATATATCACCTTCTGATGCAAAAATAGAGGCTACAGCAATGGTAAATAGAGTTCTTGCAATAGGCAGATCAGAGGGATCTACACCTGCACAAAGATTAAAAGCCATAGCAAATGCGGCACAAGAATTAAAAATACCAAAAAATACATTTAATAAATTTTTTAGTGACGAACAACTTTTACCAGATGCAATAGCTAAACTAATGGGTAAGGTAGAAGATCCAAAACAGATTATTATGGACACTATTGTTGAGATGGCACATACAGCAAACAGTGTAAAAGCATACAAAGAGATAGCTGACTTTGGTATGAATAATTTTATATTTAGAAATAGAAGAGAGTACATAGAATTTGCAAAGAAAAACGGTATTCAATCACCAAGAGATTTAGTAGAGATAACAGTTGCTAAACCATACAATCTAGATCTACAAAAAATATTTACAGTGGGTAAAGACAAAATGTTGACATTGCCCGAAATAGCAAAAGCCATGAAAGATAATACACTAATCATGGATCAACTATTAAAACTACCATTTATGAAATCTGCACTTGCAATTAAAGCGGGTATACAGATGAACAAAACAGTTTTATCTTTAATGACACAAATGCGTAATATAACTACAGCTGCTATGTTTGCAACAGCAAATGGGCATGTAGGGTCTGGTGCGTCGGTTGCAGATAATTTTAGAATATTGTTTGATGATCTCCTTGGTAAAACAAAAGATCCAAAAAAATTAAAAGAAGTTTTACAAGAGGCTTTGGATAATGGTGCAATAGATTCCTCTACAATTGCACAAGAACTTGAACAGATGATACCAGAACTTATGGGTCCGACTAGTTTTAATTTAGGAAAAACTAAAGGTACAACTATTGTTCAAGGTACAACCTCTGATAATATACTTGCACATCTTTTTTCAAACAAAGGAGCTTTAGGTAGGGTTGTTGGTAAGTCCATGGAGGCATATCAATTAGGTGATAATCTTTGGAAACTATTTGGTTATAATTATGTTAAATCACAATTAAAACCAGCATTAAGAAACATAGATGATGTTAAAAAATATTTTAGAGAAATATATAAATATGAATATAGACCTGTTAGAGCTGATGGCACTAAAAAATCTTTGGATGATGCTATCAAAGAGATATCTGGTATCGAGATAAGAGATACATATCCAAACTATTCTATGATACCAACGTTCGTGCAAAACGTTAGAAAATTTCCATTTTTTGGAAATTTCGTTGCATTCGTATCAGAGATGTACAGAAATTCTTTTCAGATAGTAAGAGGTGGAATGCGTAAGATGCAGTCTGAAAATCCATATATAAGACAGATTGGTGCAAGACAATTAATAGGTTGGACAACAACTGTTAAAATAACAACTCCTGTTGTTATGAGTTCTGCACAGAAACTGACTGGTATTACAGAAGAGATGTATAATGCATACAAAGATAGATTTGCAGCACCATATGAAAAAGCATCTGATCTTATACCTGTCTCACAACAACAAGAAGATAGATCATGGAAAGCAAGTAATTTTTCATACCTTGTACCATATGCAGATGTGGTCGCACCATTTAAAGCTGCATTACAAACATTTAGACAAGGCAAAGACACAGATGAGAATACAGCTATGTTATTTGCTAAATCTTTAAAATCTTTTATAATGCGATCTACCGAAGCCTTTTTATCACCATCAATTTCAGCTGAACTAGCATTAGAATTAACTCCAGGTGAAGATGGAATATTTAGAACTAAACAAGGTGGTGTTATTGCAGATATGAAAAATGATCCTGACTGGTTTTCTAAGATTATGTATCATTCATATAGAAAAGCTACACCTACAACTATAAGAAGTGCTGAAGAGATATCACAAGCTTTAGGTAAAGACTTATCTAAATCTGCAATTAAAAGAGATCTGTTTGATACAGTATTAAAAGTATTTACAGGATTTAGTATAACCAAACAAGATCCATACACATCAATGAGATTTAAACTTGGCACATACTCTGGATTATTATCTGATGCAAGAAGTGCATTTACTAGAGATGTCAATAATGCAAGCAAATTACAAAATGATGCTAGGTTAATTAAAAGCGGATTAGAGGCAGAGACTATTGCAACTGAGTTTGATAAATTACAATCAAACAACTACAGAGTATTATCTGAAGTATACAAAGATGTGCAAGCATTACGTATATTAAATTTTACTGAAAAAGAAATAAAAGATTTGTTAAGAGGTAGAAGAGCTTTGTCAGATAAAGATGTTAATTTGGTAATGTCGGGTATATATAATCCAGAAAATTTACCAAACTTTAAAAAAGATTCTTCAATAAGAAATACAATTAAAAATATAAATAGAGAACTTGAAACAGATTACAAAATAAATGATTTTGTTAATAGACAGAAATTAATAGAAATAAGAAATAAATACAGAAACATACCTTTAGGTTTATCTGAAGAGGATAGAAAAGAATTTTTAGAATCAACTATGGAAAGAAAAATGAACATTAAGGATAAAAAAATTGAAGAACGATTTGACTTACAAGAAAGTCAAGATCAAAGTAGCTTACCTCAACCAGTTAAACCAGCTGCTCCTTTTTTACCAGACCCAGAAATAGCTAATATGTTTGCGTCTAAGATAGATCCAACATCAGGCTTGACACAGACGGAGTCTGCATTACTATCACCCGAAGAACAGATTATTGCAAAAAGGTTAAGAACATAATGCCAAACGGAGATAAGATTAGACCTAAAAATACAAGAGAGCATTTACTTGCTATCTATGGATATATTACCGGATTAAAAAAAGACGTTAAACATATGC